CCATAGCAGTCTGGTTCCAAATGGCAGAACTAGTATGGAAGTCTAGATACTACGAACATGAGGTTGACCCAAGCGGTATGGACATGAGAGAGTTCGAGCGCATTGGAGATAAACTAAAATGGAAACATAACAAAGACGACAATAAGTGGAAATAATAAGTCACATACCAAAAATAATTCTTGACACGGGGTTAAAAAATTGGTATATATATATATAATTATGACAGCAGAAGAACTATTACAAGAGAAAGGAATTGCGTATCAGCTTAGCGGTAAAGACGCTAAAGTATGCTGTCTAAACCCAGAACATGATGACACAAATCCATCAATGAGAATTGATAGAATTACTGGAGTCTTCAACTGTTTTTCCTGTGGTTTTAAAGGTAATTTGTTTACGTACTTTGGAGCACCTTCTAGCCCTTTAGAAGTTAGGCTCCATCGTATTCGTGAAGCAATAACGAAAGTTAAGTCTCAAACAGTAGGTATTCAATTACCTAAGGAGAGAATAAGATGGTCAGGTGGACCGCTCAGAAATATCTCAGAGGATACTCTAAAGATATGGGATGCGTTTACTTGGAACACTCCTAAGTTTGAAGGCAGAATTGTCTTTCCAATCAGAAACATCACAGGAAAAACTGTTGCCTTAATCGGAAGATTAATCAGTGAAGCAGGTATGGGACAATCGAAGTACTATATCTATCCTGGCGGGGCGGAAATGCCCTTTTGCCCTGCTAAGGTAAAACCAATACAAAACAGAGTAATTTTAGTTGAAGGCATATTTGATGCCCTTAACTTATGGGACAAAGGTCTTAAGAATACTGTCTGTTGTTTTGGTACGCAACAAATAAATTGGGTAAAACTATCCTTACTAAAAATGCAAGGCGTACAAGGAGTAGACATCATGTTTGATGGAGACGAAGCAGGTAGCAGAGCTGCAGAAGCAGCCAAAGGTCTAGCTGAGAAACTTGATATGTCAGCAAGGATAGTAACTTTACCACCTAACACAGATCCTGGTAACTTAAATCGTGACCAGATAGAAAGACTTAAAAAGAAATTGTATGGCGAATAACTACAAAAATTGTGCTACTAACCGCTCCGCAAGGGACTTGTGGACTGAGTATGACTATACTTTTTGTGAAGAACAAGAGTGGGATATAGAGTTCTGCTCAGATACATTAGGAAGAACGCCAGTATCAATTAGAAAGGCTAAACAGAAGTATAACCTAACTTTCCATAAACCTTCCCTATGGGAGAAAGGTGGTAAGAGATGGCATCCTTTAGCTAAAGAAATATTATTTGAGTATAAGAGAAAACATATAGAAGATAAAACTCCTATACTACAAGATGAATGGTTCGAGATACAAAAGAGATTAGAAGAAGTAGAAGGTTTCTACAGAAACTATAAGCAATGCGATATGCAGACTGAAGCTAAACGAATGGTTAACCATCGTCAGACTGACTATGAGAGAGCTACTATTCATATAGATTGGATAGTAACAAAAGAACCTACAGATGCCAAAGACACTATAGAAGTAGAGTGTCCTGTAGGTCATAAGTTCACACATCATTTTTATGCGTGGGCAGACAAAGACATAGGCTGTCCAGCCTGTGCAAGAAAGGAAAATACAACATTGTACTTTCTAGATTTTGGCGAATTTGTAAAGATAGGAATAACAGTTAAGACCCCTGAGAAAAGATTTCAAGGCATACCTTTCGAGACAATACAAACAATGAATAATATAAGTTGGGGACACGCCCACTATATAGAACAACAAATTATTAAAAACAACAAAGAGTTTGCAACAGAACCTGAATTACTAGTAGGCAATGGCTCAACAGAGTGTTTCACTACTGATGCAAAACAATCAATTTTAGAGGAATTAAAACAATGGCAATAGCAATAATAGAAACAAAGATGTCTTCTACCAACTGGGATAGATACTTTGATTTTGAGGTAGACCGATATGCTCTATGCTCAAATTCTAGTGTCAAAAAAGTCTTGAAAAAAGATGTAGATATAGAAATAGATATCGATGCGTATGATTGGCTCATTCTTGTAGGTTCAGAAGCCTTCAAAATGTATACAAAAAAGACATCGGTAACAGAGTTCAATGGAAAAGTTTGCGATTCTAAGTTTTTAGGTTTAATTAATCCCGCAATGATTAAGTTCAAACCAGAAGCAAAGACAGAATTCGAGCGTGCAGTCGATAGTATATCGAAATACGTAAGCGGAGAACTTAAACAAGAGAGACTCGGTGAAGATAAGTGTTATGGAATCACAGAAACAAGTGACCTAATAGTTTATCTTAATAAAGCACTAGCAGATAAGAAAGATTATGTCGCACTAGATAGTGAGACTTCTGCTTTATATTGTAGAGATGGCTATATGCTAGGATTCTCTATGTCTTATGAAGCTGACCATGGAGTTTATGTTGACTGCGAGGCAATTGACGAAGAAGCTGAAGCTCTTATGCAAAAGATATTTGATACTAAAAGAATAGTATTTCATAATAGTAAGTTCGATTTACAATGGTTTGAGTATCATTTCAACTTTAAGTTTCCAAAATTTGAAGACACAATGTTAATGCACTATATGTTTGACGAACAACCAGGAAAGCATGGACTTAAACAGTTAGCAATCAAACACACACCATATGGAGATTACGAACAAGAGTTAGACCAGTGGAGAGAAAGTTATTGTAAGACTCATGGAATACTCAAAGGAGATTTCAGTTATGACTTGATACCATTTGAAGTAATGAAAACATACGCAGCAATGGATGCAGTAGTTACTTTATTATTGTTTGAGAAGTTTGAAGCTCCTCTTAGAAGTAATGACAAACTGTATTGGGTGTATAAGAATCTACTCATCGAAGGAGTAAGGTTCCTTAAAGATGCAGAGTCTAACGGTGTGCCTTTCGATAGAACTAGACTAGAGTTTGGACAAAAGAGAATGAATGAAGATATCGAGAAGGCAGTTGCAGAACTATACAAGTTTCCAGAAATAAAAGCTTACGAGAAAGCTAAAGGCTCAGACTTCAATCCTAACTCTACATTACAGCTTAGAGAGTTACTATTTGACTATTTAAATCTGACCCCAACGGGGAAGAAAACAGGCACAGGAGCTCACAGCACAGACGCGGAAGTTCTCGGACAACTCGCAGAGGAACATGAAGTACCTAAACATATTCTTGAAATAAGACAGAAAGTTAAGATTAAATCTACCTATCTTGATAAAATTATACCTAACCTTGATAGAGATTCAAGGCTTCGTACAAACTTTAACCTACACGGAACTACGAGCGGAAGGCTATCATCTAGTGGTAAACTAAATATGCAACAACTTCCAAGAGACAATCCGACTGTAAAAGGTTGTATCAAAGCTAAAGCAGGATATAAGATAGTTGCAATGGATTTAACAACAGCAGAAGTATATTGTGCTGCGATACTTGCAAAGGATAGAGGACTACAGAATGTATTTAAGTCAGGTGGTAATTTCCACAGTACGATTGCTAAACAAGTATTCAGACTACCAGGAGAGGTAGAAGAAGTTGCAGAGTTCTATCCTGCCAAAAGACAACAAGCAAAAGCCGTTACCTTTGGTATTATGTATGGAGCAGGGCCGAAAAAGATTAGTGAACAGGTCACGAAGGATAGTGGAGAATACTTTTCACCACTTCAAGCGAAAGAAGTTATTGATGATTACTTCGAGGCATTTCCTAAACTCAAAGAGTGGTTAGACAATACTAAAGATTTTATTCAAGCCAATGGCTATGTCTATTCTCACTTCGGAAGAAAGAGAAGATTACCGAATGTCTTTAGTAAAGATAAAGGTATTGCGTCACACGAAGTTCGTAGTGGTGTAAATGCTCTCGTTCAATCTGTGTCTAGTGATATTAATTTACTAGGTGCTATTGATATGCAAAAGCATATTGTTGAGACAGGCATGGACGCCAAGATATTTGCACTTGTTCACGATTCAGTTCTAGCAGAAGTACGAGAAGATTTAGTAGAAGATTATAGTATCAAATTGAGACTATGTATTCAGAAAGATAGAGGCTTAATGATTCAAGGCTCACCAGTTGGATGTGACTTTGATGTCGCTGATGATTACAGTTTAGGTAAGTTCGGGAAGTTATATGGTATTTAGAGAGTTAAACTTATGTTTTATTCATATCCCAAAGTGCGGAGGTTCAAGCATAACTATGCAGTACCACAGAAAGCATGAAGGAGGTATTCATAATACTGTAGGTAAGACTTGGAGACCAGGACTAGAAGTAGAAATGTACAGACCTATTGGAAGAGAAGGACAGATACAAAAGTTACACAATATGCATGCTGACGCAGACCAATACTATCCTGTGTTCAGAGAATATGGTATGATTACACAGGTAAGATATCCACTAGATAGATTCGCTAGTGCATGGAAGCATCTAGCAAGTGTGAACTTAGTAGATACTCCTTTTGATAAGTGGGTACCTCGTGCAATTGAAAATTTATATGAAGGTCATTGGGCAAGGTCATTAGACTATCCAGAGCAATACATTCAACACTTAAGTGTTATCAATCCAGGATTTGATGCAAGTATATTATTTAAACATCAGTATACTTTCCTTAGACCTGAAGTTGAAGTACACAAATTAGAGGCAGGAACAATTTGGGAAAGATTAAATTTAAAACCCCTGCTACACAATAACAGTCTACCAAAATATGAGGCAAAGTGGACTAGGCATAATGAAATGCTAGTAGGAGATTACTATGAAAGAGACTTTATTGAATTCGGATATTGATAGTATAGTAGCCTGTGGTGGTGGTATTGAGACAGCAGCCGCTGTTGCCTGGGCAGTAGATAAAGGATATAAACCTTTTCTATTTACTGAAGTTGTAGATAGAGATAATCCTGCTATAAAAGGAATGACAAGAGCCTCTGAAGATATAGCAGAGTATTTTAATTTACCATTCAAGGCAGCTTATAATGATATGCCTATGGAAAATGCAAGTATACCACCTACTGACTTCTCATTTGCACAAGCAATAAAACTAATTCTAGGCAATCCTAATATTAGATTTAAGTATATTATCAATGGCGGAAATGCAGAAGATAGTATGCAACAAAGAGTACAGCTACGATACCTACAGAGAATAATTACTAGTAGGTGGGGCAATCAATATGACATGCATGGAATGAAATGGAAGGCATTTTTAAATGTGCCTATAATGTTATTTCCATTTGAGTACTTACAAAAGTCAGAGATTATAGGAATAATGATGAACAAACATCCAGAACTTGTAAAGAAAGTCTGGACTTGTGTATCTCCTATTAAAGAAGAAAACAATTACAAACAATGCGGACAATGTGGCAAGTGTACTGAATGGAGTTCAGCACTTAGAGTAGCAAAGCAAGCTAAATTAAAGATACAAGAGGGACTAGACTATGAGTATAATATGCGTCAGTAAAGAGTGGCACGAGTTAACAATAGAAGAATTATATAGAATTATACAGTTACGAATTGATGGATTCATAGTACAAAATAAAACCTGTTATCAAGACTTAGAAGCACACTATGACCAGAATGGTTGGTACACTATGTACTATGATACAAGTTTAGGTATGCATCCTCAGTCTATGGTAGGACAGACACAGTTCTGTACTAATAAAAGTTTTACAGGTAGTGATGGTACAGTATACACCTATCCTGCATGGCGCAGACAGGCTTGGTTGCCAGGTTATAGAGATTGGAGAGTAGAGCAACCACAAACTGTTGCAGCTGCAATGAAGTATACAGGAAAGCCTTACATGATGGCAGAAGTTATGAGCGAAGGATATATACAGCACATGATAGATAAGTGTGGGTATAGATGTGTTACAGATGAGCCTTACTTAGATGACGCAGGTAGACCTAACTGGGTATGTGTAAATGATACTATAGACTTCCAAGAAAGGTATGGTGTAAAGATATGAGAGCCCCAGTGTTCCCTTTCGAGTTTGATGTAGATAGAGAGTGGCTATTAGAAAAAGCATTACAAGAGCCTAGAAGACAGTTCTATCACCATGGAAAGAAAGAAGAAAGAATAGAAGGCTACAAGTATGCTATAATAGACTATCCTGAACTACAAGAACTAGTAGGCAGATTCGCATTAGCTATAAAAGGCAGATGGAATATGAAGTTTGTGTACATTGCTCCTAACACTACTATAGGTTGGCATAAAGATTGGGGAACAAAGTGTGCATTTAATTGGGTTATAAATGGTAATAACGCAGCAATAAAATATAGAGATAGACCATACGCTTATAGCTCAGCTATAATAAACACACAAGAAGAACATATGGTCAAGAATAATGACCGAGAACGAATACTATTTAAGATAGCTTTATTCGATAAGAGTTACGAGGAAACATGCAAACAATTCAGTTCCCAATTTTTGTAATACATAGTGATAATGTAGAAGAACTGGATGGCATACTATGGTTAGATGACCAAGTACTAGACGATAAAAACATGGAAGGCGATAGTCTAGGTATGAGAAGAATACAGTCGCCAATGAAAAGTATATATCCTTTGAGATATATGATAGAAGATGAGATTAGTTATTTAAAGCACAGAGGGAATACCTTTATAGATAGTACAGG